CTCTTGAATTAAAGAAAGTTGAAATTGCAACATCCCTACTCACACCAAAAGAAGAAACAGTAGATGAACCTACAGAATCTCAAGAAGAAGTTGATGGAACAGCAAACGCAGATGCAACAGCAGAAGCCGAAGCAGCCACAACCGCAGAATCCGAGTAATCTAGCAAACGTTGCTCGTCTTGTTAGAAGGGGACTTCTCCCTTCTTCGGATTTGCCAACGTTAAAAATGGCAATGATCAACAGTCAACGTAAGGGTGATGTTGCAAAGTTACCAAAGAATCAGCGCGATGTTCTTCAGCGTTATAATGCAGCATTATCAAGCGCAGCATATGGATCACAAGGCTCATACGCTGCTGTTGCAAAAAACGTAGCAAAAGAAGATTTCGAAATCTCTAGAACAGAATATATCACTGAAGCATCACTAGGTTCTGATCCACCAATGATGCTCGTTCTAAAAAGAACAGGTGTTCGTATTTTCCCAGATGGAAAGCGTGTGGCATTGTATAAGAATGATAAACTTAATTTGTCATTCACAATTCCATATAGCAGCGTAGGTCCAGAACAAGAACTTGTTGGTGTATCAGAAGAAGTTGGAGATGTAATGGAAAGTCTTGAACAAGTTGCAAAATTTGCTCAACAAGACAACGTTACATCGAATTCTAGACACTTTAAATTTGCCGATGGTTCAAAATTAAAAGTCAGTCACGGTGCAGCAAAAGCCATTCATATGGTGCACGGTGCATTAAATCCAGAGAATCAAAAGAAATTTGCTGATATGCTTACAACGCCAAAAGGTTTTGAAAAAGCAGCACACTTTGCATTGAGTAAAGTCCAATTCACTATTGGTGGAAAATGAGTTTAATTTCAGAAACAGTAAGACAAATTATTGCTGAAGCAAATGTCCAGAAAATGGGCAGAAAGAAACTCATTCGTGCACGTGTTCGCGGTGGTAAAGTTCAACGTCGCAAAGTTGTTTCAGCTGTAAAAGGTTATACAATTCGTGGTGGCAAACTCACACGCATGACATCCGCTGAAAGAATGAGAAGAAGAATTTCTCAGCGTAAAGCAAAGATTAAAAGAAAGGCAAAGTCAGCACGTGCTCTTATTAAAAGAAAGCGTTCAATTAGAAAACGCAAATCACTGGGGTTAAAATAAATGAAACTCATCACAGAAACAATTGAATCAGTAAAAGTATTGACTGAAGAAAAGAATGGCGTTAAGTCACTCTTTATTCAAGGTCCATTCCTTGTTGCTGAAAAAGTTAATCGAAACGGTCGTATGTATAAGACTGATACTCTTGCAAAAGAAGTTGGTCGCTACAATGAAGAGTATGTGCAAAAGAATCGCGCATTTGGTGAGTTGGGTCATCCAGATTCACCATCAATCAATTTAGATCGTGTTTCTCACCTTATTACAAGCCTAAAACAAGAAGGAAATGTTTTTGTTGGTAAGGCAAAAATTCTTGAAACACCAATGGGTAAAATCGCCAAGTCTCTAATGGAAGGCGGTGCTACTCTTGGTGTATCGTCACGTGGCATGGGTTCACTTAAAGAAGTAGGTGGTGTCAACGTGGTGCAAGACGATTATTATCTAGCCACAGCGGCAGATATCGTGGCGGATCCATCCGCACCAGGTGCTTTCGTTCAAGGTATTATGGAAGGTAAAGAGTGGGTTTGGGACAATGGTAAGGTGAAAGAAATCGATATTAATGAATACTATAACCAAATTAAGAATGCAAAGCAAAAGCAAATTGATGAGATCTCATTGAAAATCTTTGAGAACTTCTTGTCAAAACTTTAAATTTTATAAATAATATTACCTCTTTAGGAGTTTACTACAATGTCAAAGTCACTATCAGAATCTGCTGCTGAAATTCTAAAAGCCTCACTATCATCTGCAGGCAAGGAACCAGCTGCAAAATTGCCAGCTGAAGAAGAAGATCTAGGCGGCGCAACAGTAACAGACCCAGCTGGCGGCGACGTCGGTAAGAAAGCAGCTGCTGGTGTTAAAGAAGCACCAAAGCCAACACCAAAAGGTGATGCAAAGGCTGCTAAGACTCATGCAATGGAAGAAACAGAAGCCTCTGCAGAAGAAATCGTAGCAGAAGAATCAGAAGAAGCAATTGAAGAAGTTGCTGAAATTTCTGAAGAAGAAATTGCAGAAGCAAAGAAAGACATGATGAAGAAAATGGTTGCTAAGCACAAGGGATCAATGAAGGAAGATGTTGATGCGCTATTCAATGGCGAATCTCTTTCTGAAGATTTCCGCACAAAAGCAACAACAATCTTCGAAGCAGCTGTTCAATCACGTGTTGAGAAGATCGTTGAAGATGTCATTTCTGACAACGACGAAGTTCTTTCCGAAGCATATGAGCAGATCAAGTCTGAACTCTCAGAGCAAGTCGATGAGTATCTAAACTATGTCGTTGAGCAATGGATGACAGAAAATGCTGTTGCCATTGAAACAGGTCTACGTGCAGAACTCGTTGATGACTTCATCTCTGGACTCAAGAATCTCTTCGCAGAACACTATATTGAAATTCCAGAAGAGAAAGTTGACGTTGCAGAAGAACTTGCAGTTCGCGTCACAGAACTTGAAGAAGCTGCAGAAGCACGTAATGTAGAAGTTGCTTCACTAACAGAACAACTCAATGTTGCAAAGAGACACGAAGCAATCCGTAAGGTTTGCGAAGGTCTAACTGAAGTGCAGATTGAGAAAATGAAATCGCTCGCAGAGGGCGTGGAGTTCACCTCAGAGGGTGAGTTTAATAATAAGCTCGCAGTATTACGCGAGAACTACTTCCCAGCAAAAACAAATTTGACAAGTGAGGTAAAGGTTGCCGAAGAGACGTCTGAGCCACAACCTGAAGTAGATACAACTGCTGTTATGAGTCGTTATGTAAGTGCAATCTCAAAGTCACTCCCAAAGTGACATAATTAGAACCACGGAGTATTAAAATGTATCTTAACGAAACACATGCAAAAAAGTGGGCTCCAGTTCTTGATCACCCAGAACTCCCAAAGATCTCTGATCCATACAAGCGCGCAGTAACTGCACTTGTATTGGAGAATCAAGAAAAAGCCATTCACGAAGAAGCTGCCAATATGGGTCGCTTGTTTGAAGCAACACCAGTAAACGTTGCTCCAACAGCACCAGGATCAGGCAACGTTCAAGGCTTCGATCCAATCCTAATCGGATTGGTCCGTCGCGCACTTCCAAACCTAATGGCATATGACATCTGCGGTGTGCAGCCAATGACAGGTCCAACAGGACTTATCTTTGCAATGCGCTCACGCTATGGTGCTATGAACGGTTCAGAAGCATTCTACGGTGAAGCAAACACAGTGCACGCTGGTACAGCAGCAAACACCTCACACATTGAAGCCACACTTACAGCCAACTTGGCTGCATGGACAACAGGCAACACTGGCGTAGGTATCGCAACTGCAACAGCTGAAACACTAAACATGGCAAATATGGCGTTCTCAATCGAGCGCGTATCTGTCACAGCAAAGACACGCGGTCTACAAGCATCCTACACAATGGAACTTGCACAAGACCTCAAGGCAATTCACGGTCTAGATGCAGAAACAGAATTGACAAACATTTTGTCAACAGAAATTCTTGCAGAAATCAACCGCGAAGTTGTTCGTACAGTCTATGCAACAGCAAACGTTGGTATCACTTCAGTATCAAACCCATCATTCAACTTGTCAAGCAATGCAGACACAAGTGGACGTTGGCAGGTTGAGAAGTACAAGTCACTTCTCTTCCGTATTGAACAAGCTGCTAACAAGATTGCCAAGGACACACGTCGCGGCAAGGGAAATATCCTCATCGTTTCAACCGATGTTGCATCAGCCCTAGCAATGACAGGTCTTCTTGACTACAACTCAGCTCTCTCAAACAACACAAACCTAACAGTTGACGATACAGGCAACACCTTCGCAGGTACGCTATTCGGACGCTTGAAGGTCTACGTTGATCCATATTCTGTCGCAGGATATGACTACGCTGTTGTTGGTTATAAGGGTTCATCTCCTTATGACGCTGGATTGTTCTACTGCCCATATGTACCACTACAGATGGTCCGTGCAATTGATCCAGACAACTATCAACCAAAGGTTGGATTTAAGACACGCTACGGCATGGTTTCAAATCCATTCGCTGGTGGTACAAATACTTCACTCGCTGGTGCAATCACCACGAACACGAACGTATACTACCGTAAGTTTGAGATCCTCAACGTAAATCAATAATTTGCCAAACTTATAAAAATAATAAGGCAATGTGACTCGGGGGGAGCAGAAATGCTCCCCCTTTTTATTTCCCTAAATAAAATGGGTGATAT